GGCGTCCCGAGTTCACAATAATGTCAAGAAAACCTGGCGTCGGGGCAAATTGGTTAAATAAATTTGCAAGTGATGTATATCCCGACGACTTTGTAATTATGAATGGCCGGAAAATGCGGCCTCCTAGATACTATGATATCAATTACGAGAGGATCGAAGCAGACGAACTTAAAAAAATTCGTTGGACAAGGGCGAGAAACTTACAGCAACATGCCGGGAATAATACACCGGAGAGGCTCGCGGTACGGGAGAAGATACAGGAGCTGAAATTGCGGCGGCTGCCGCGTAACCATGACCAGGAGGATTAAATGATCTTAAAGATGTTCACTGTGTACGACTCCAAAGCGGAGGCGTATCTGCGCCCCTTTTATATGAACACGAAAGGGGAGGCCATTCGCCTGTTCACGGATATGGCGAATGATCAAAATCATCAATTCTTTAAACATCCAGAAGACTACACGCTGTTCGAGCTGGGCGATTACGAAGACACCAATGGGTCATTTGATCTATGCAAAACGCCGATGGCGATCGGCAAGGCCCTCGAATTCAAAACGCAGAGGGAAATGTTTCCCGATACCCGGCAAATCGACATGAAAGGGTTTGGATAATGCCTCCTTCAGTAATGAAACATGATTTCTCGCGGGTTCCTTCCGCGGAAATTCAACGGTCGAGTTTCAATCGATCTCACGGTCATAAAACTACGTTCGACGCCGGCTGGCTGGTGCCAGTGTTTGTAGACGAGGCTCTACCCGGCGACACTTACAATATGAAAATGACTGCGTTCGCCAGGTTGGCAACGCCGTTGCATCCGTTCATGGATAACATGTTCCTGGACAGCTTCTTCTTCGCTGTGCCGATTAGGCTGCTTTGGGATAATTGGGAGAAATTCAATGGTGCCCAAACAGACCCCGGGGACAGTACCGATTTCCTCATCCCGACGATGCAAGCGCCCGCGGGAGGCTATGTTGCGGACTCGCTCTCCGACCACCTCGGGCTGCCCACGGAAATTACTAACCTTACTCACTCTTCTCTGTATCATCGTTGCTATAACCTCGTGTGGAACGAGTGGTTCCGAGATCAAAATCTTCAACCTTCGGTTGTCGTCGACAAAGACGACGGACCCGATACCTACAGTGACTATGTCATGCTGCGTCGTGGGAAAAGGCACGACTACTTCACCTCATCGCTACCGTGGCCTCAGAAAGGGCCATCCGTTGGATTGCCCCTTGGAGATTCAGCTCCGATAACTGGAATGGGCGAGGCGGCACAAGTTTACGGTGTCGCTTCGGCGCCTGCGTATGAAACGGATGCGACCGGATCGACTACCTATGCGCAGGCTCGCGATACGTCTGTATCGTCGTCTTATATCGAGGAAGACCCCTTAAACTTGGGCTTTCCGAATATACGCGCGGATTTGTCCGCCGCGACGGCTGCGACTATTAACGAACTGCGTCAAGCGTTCCAAATTCAACGTATCTACGAGCGGGACGCCAGGGGCGGCACGCGTTACACGGAAATCATCCGTGCACACTTCGGCGTGACCTCACCGGACTCGCGCCTGCAAAGGCCGGAATATCTCGGTGGTGGCTCAACGCCGCTCAATGTGAACCCTATTGCTCAGACCAGCGAAACGTCTACGACGCCGCAAGGTAATCTCGCCGCTATGGGGACCGTCAACGCCGGCGGACACGGGTTCACAAAATCCTTTACGGAGCACTGCATCCTTATCGGAATGGTGTCCGCCAGGGCGGACCTCAATTATCAGCAGGGGCTCAATCGTATGTTCTCGCGGTCGACGCGATGGGATTTTTTCTGGCCTGCTTTGGCGAACATCGGCGAACAGGCGGTGCTTCAGCAGGAAATCTTCGCCTCGGGTATCAAGGCCGAAGACGATTTAGTGTTCGGCTACCAGGAACGCTTTGCGGAATATCGCTACAAGCCCAGTCAAGTCACTGGACAATTCCGCTCGAACTTCGCACAAACTCTGGACTCGTGGCATCTGGCTCAAGACTTCTCGGTGGCGCCGGTATTGAGTGCCGCGTTCATCGAGGAAGACCCGCCCGTAGATCGTGTCATTGCGGTGGTGACAGAACCGCATTTTATAATGGACACGTATTTCGCGCTTACTTGTGCCCGGCCGATGCCGATGTATTCGGTTCCGGGAATGATCGATCACTTCTAATGTCGTATCTCCGGCATGACTTCTGGTGCCTGTTGTGCTCTCACAACTACGGCTACCGGACCTGGCGTTTCGTCCAGTACCACTTCGCTCACCTTTGGGAGCGTTAATCATGGGATTCTTCTCAGGACTCGCAAAAGCCGTCGCCGGTCCGCTTATCGGCGGCCTGATCGGCGGCGTGTCGTCGGCATATGGTGCCGCGAAACAAAATGAGGCGGCCCAGGCCGCCTCACAAAAACAAATGGATTTTCAGGAGCGAATGCGGGAAACCCAATATCAAACTGCAATGGGTGACATGCGGAAAGCGGGTCTAAATCCAATCCTTGCGTATCAGCAAGGCGGAGCTGGTACACCAGGCGGGTCAAGCTACTCTCCGGTCAATGTCGGTGCTGCCGCTACAACCGGTGCTCTCTCCGGTGTATCGTCTGCGGTAGCCCGACGAAAACTCTCACTCGAGGAACGCAAGAATATTGCGGAAATCGACAAACTCTATACCTCTGCGGGCAAAGATTCGGCGGATGCCGATCTGGCCACGCATCAACGAATGAACGTTCAGGTCAATCGTCAACTCCTGAAACAACAGTTTCATATCAATCAAACCGATGTCACCTCCGCGAAAGCGGCTAACAGGCTCTACAAGGGGCCTGCTGGAGACTTCTTCAAATGGTGGCAAATGCTCAAACGTCGGTAATCCCCCTTACAAGGTCAAAGTGGGGGTCACAGGGGACCGCCAACTAAAACCTTAACAATACAACAAAAAGGAACCCTCGGTTACTTACTTACTTACTTACTTTCTCTTCAGTAGTTTCTCTTCAGTAGTAACGAATCAGTAGTAAACTCTGAGAAAGGAAAAACAACAATGGCAAAAATACAACTCAAGTCAAACGGAAGTCCCTTGACGCGTCTTCGCGTCGCCAAGCACTTCCCTACACCTTCTCTTGCCAAGCAATCCTTCAAAGAAGAATGCGATATAAACAACATCATGCGAAAATTCGAGAAACAGGGTCTCGTGGATCATCTAAACACCCACAAGGGTGACTATGGAGACTTCATCGGCTTCCAAGATTATCAGTCATCGCTGAATCAAATCTTGTCAGCCCAGGAAGCTTTCATGACAATTCCATCGAAAATCAGATTCACGTTCAATAATGACCCCATCGAATTCCTTAAATTCGTGCATGATCCCGCCAATGAGGCGGAAATGGTCGCCATGGGCTTGGCCCGTGAGCGGCCTACGGAGGTCCAGGAGGAGCCTCCAACACCAATCCCCCCCCTGGCAACCGGGGGGGAAATAGCCGCCGACGAGGCGGCTTCACAGTAGCTCTACTAGATGTTAACTGTGTGGAGTGACACCCTCACTCCAAAAAAAAGGAGATCAGCGTGCCTTATCGACGTAAAAAGCTTACGAGGAAATCCTCGAAGCGTTCTTTCAAGCGCGGAGCGCGGAAAGTACACAAAAAGAACACTAGAGCAAGCCCGATGCGGGGTGGTATTCGGCTCTAGGGAAAAAAAACAATGCCCTGCTATAGTCCTCTGAAAGGATGGACAAGTAAATCGGTGTCCGCGAATGGAAAGCGCGGCATCGTGTTCAGTATAAATCAGGGCTACTCAGACCGCCCGCGCACTGTTCCCTGCGGGCAGTGCGTGGGCTGTCGTCTTGAACGGTCTCGTCAGTGGGCAATTAGATGCCACCATGAGGCAAGTCTTTATGAAAACAACTGTTTTATAACCTTGACCTACAACTTTGCCGGCCTACCACTTGATCGCTCACTTAGTGTACGAGCATTTCAACTATTCATGAAGCGGCTGCGAAAGAAATACCCGCAAAAAATACGGTTCTACGCTTGCGGGGAATATGGGGATCGCCTGGGGCGTCCCCATTATCATGCGTGCTTATTCAATCACGACTTCGAAGACAAAATTCTATGGCGGGCCGGTGACCCGCCTCTGTACCGTTCCCAGGACCTGGAGGCCCTATGGCCGTATGGGTATTCATCCGTGGGAACCGTGACCTTCGAATCGGCGGCCTACGTGGCGCGATACATAATGAAAAAAATAAATGGAAAAGACGCGGATAAACACTATGAATTCATAGATGATGATGGGGTAATCCATCCTCGGCGTCCCGAGTTCACAATAATGTCAAGAAAACCTGGCGTCGGGGCAAATTGGTTAAATAAATTTGCAAGTGATGTATATCCCGACG